GTTCCTTCAATATCGGCAACAAGTGTCGCAACAGCATATCCTGTTCCGCTTACATCGACTGTTGTGGTAGGAGCAGCCTGATTATCTTTAAATAATTTCCATTTACCGCTATCGTTTGCATCCCTAAACAGACCACCGTATAAGTCCTGTGATCCAGAAGTATCATATAAACCATAGATTCCAATATCTACAGCATCGGCAGAATTATTTCCAGAAGCCAGAGCAATCAAAGGATCTTCTACAGTGAGAGTTGAAGTATTAACAGTAGTTGTTGTACCGCTTATTGTCAGATTGGCTCCACACGTAACATTACCAGAAGAATCAATAGTTAGTGCGCTTGTAGAAGAAGCAGAACCTATTGTGCCAGAATCAGGTATGACGATACCGCCAGCACTTAGGGTAAGTACACCTGCACCTGATAGTTGCATCTTGGATGCAGGTGCATCCGTATTGGCAACTTTTGTTTTGAAGTCAATCTTTGATGTGCCTGTACCATCACCTCCACCAGAAGATAATGTAAGATCACCACCGTTCAGATTTGCAGAACCAGTAGCAGTTGCTCCTGCCGAAACGGTAAGTCCTTTACCTGCAGTTGTTCCAGACGTTGCCGCTACACCTACTTCCCAATTAGCGGAATTTGTAAAGGTAATACCACCATCATCTATAGCTGCGATATCTGTACCATCTACATCAAATACAATCTTACCAGCATCTCCACCACTATCGGCGGTAGCTGTAGATATCTCTAAATAGTTTAATGTCTGTGCGCTACTGTCAAATACTGCTTGTATCATACCCCTTTCAGCGGCTGCACCACCAATAGATATCGAAGGATTACCATCATTTACATCTTCATACAAAGTCAGATCAGAACCATCAAATTTAAGGTGATCTTCACCCTGCATTGCATGTGCGCCAGTAACTGTCACAATCGTATTATCTGTGGTTCCTGAAAGAACGGGAACAGCACTTTTACCATCTAGGTAATTAAGTTCAGTTGCAGTAGCTGTTACGAGGGTTCCTCCAAGTTTAAGACCACCAGCAGTACCATCGTGAGTAGAAATATCGACAGTAATATCCGTATCTGAGGCTGCTCCAGCAATAGCAAGACCTTTCGTGAGCGTTCCATCATTTTCCGCAACATAGAAATCAATTCCACCTTGTTCACCTCCTGCAGTTACATCTACAATAGTTCCCTGTATTCTTCCATATGTTGTTGCTGCATTTCCAGCATCTTCACTAAGAAAATCAATATTGCCTATAACGTCATCTGTGGCAGGGCTTGCTCCGTTCTTGTTAAACTTGATTGTTGCACCGTTAGCATCTGCATTCGTATTGAGTAATTGAAAAACTGGTTTGGCAGATGTACTACTTTCAACACTTATATCAGAGCCTGTAAGAACTAGATCATCATCTCCATTTTCGTCATATTCGATTGTCCAGTTTGAATCTGTACCAAAGATAAGTGTTGTATCATCAACAATCATAATCTTATCGTTGAATTTAAAGTAATCCTCGTCTTCCATCCAGTACAGAACACCGTCATTTGTTTCACCATCGAAGGTTACAGTAACGTCTTCTCCTGCTGTACCTGCTCCGATAGTAATACTATTACTTCCAGCTAATTTGGAAATACCTCCACCATTACCTGCAGTCCCATCGTGGTTGTGTCCACTCGTACCAAAGGCAGTAATAATTGCATCGAACTCATCATTCGAATGAGCAGCAGTTATTGTATCACCTGTAGTATATGAACTTTGTCTTGAAGAATATCCAGCCATTTTACATCCTAGCTCCTGGGGTAAATTCTAATTCAAATCCTTTTAATGTAATAGGTGGATTGGATGA